AACTGCTGACGAAGTTGAGATTGTTGTATCTGCTGACCCCGGAGCTAACACTTTAGTGTTAAGACTTGACTTTTTTGGTATAGGTCTTAAATAAACTGAATAAATAAAGTTAACAGTACGGAACTGTGGGGGTTATCGAATAAAGGGTGACCCCCAAAATCCTAAAGGAAAATATGAATTGTGTAAAATGTAAAAGTCCAAACCCAGAACAATGGTTCTACTGTAGAAAGTGTGGAAGCAAAGCTTCTGAACCTGCATACACAACTAATATGTTTATGCAAAGTGAGATTGGTAGGAGAAGTGATATAGAATTTTCGACAATGAGTATGGACGACCATATTGCAAAGTCAGCAAAAAGTAGAAATAAAAATACTAATAAGATTTGGAAAGACAGAATTAAACAAGCAGGTCAAGTAGGTGCTGTTTAATGGCTAACTTTGACGTACAGATACAAGATATTATAGGTACATTTAGTGACCAAACAGCTATGGATGATTTTATGACTGCTGGTTGTAAAGAGATTATAAACTCTCTACCTCCTCAGTTATTATTAAAGTGTGCTGACTTGACTACTTTAAATAATGTTACACCTAGTCTTGATACCCTAGATACAAAAGGTTTAGTCTTAGATGTTCTTAGGTATGATGGAACTATAGACCAACCTTGTAGGTTAGTTCCTGTTTATAAAAGAGGTAGAATACAAGATGCTTCTGATATGGAAGTAGCAAGCTCTACAGACCCAGCGTATTTAATAATAGATAACACATTAGAGATTTATCCATTACCTACATCTAGTCAAGTAGGAAGAGTTCATCACGTTATTTATCCTACTGTAGATGCAAGTGCTGTTTCTACTATAGCTAACTTTCCAGATGAAGCTGAGTACTTAGTGGTCTTATACTCTTCAATTAAAGCTCTTGGTAAAAACATAATTGATTTAAAAAAATCAGATTTAAATATATCTGCTTCAGCTCCAAACGTACCGAGTTTAGGTACTGTGTCTTATTCAGATGCTAGTAATGCTGATGCGAGTGCTAGCTCTGTAAGTTCCATTACGGTTTCTTCGGTTTCTGTTGCTGACATAACTGGCAATCTTCCAACGTATACAAAACCTAGCAGTACTGTCAATTTTGGGAGCGGCAATAATTTTGATACTCTTTTAGGGACAGATGAAGATATTGAATTAGCATCTGTAGAATTACAAAAACAAAACCAACTACTTGATGCTCATAGGACAGATGTGCAAAATGAATTAAATGAGTTTAATAAAGAGAATGCTAAATATCAAGCTAGCGTTCAATCTGTACTTGCAAAGCATAACTCTGATTTACAAGTAGAATTAAGACAGGCTCAACTAGATGCTGCTGATGCTCAACAAGAAGCTTATCAAGCAACAGACGTAGATAAGTTTAATAAAGCTCAAGACCAAGCTCTTGATTTACAAAATAAATCTAATACTTTACAAGCAACTATTCAAAATAATGATGACTTAATACAAAAATTTTCAACTGAATTAAATAAATATAGTGCCCAAGTAAATAGTGAGGTTCAGGAATACTCTCAAAATTTAAATACCAATCAGCAAAATTATAATATGTACTTACAACAGCAAGTAAAATTACAACAAGACTATGATAAAGGACTAGCACAGCTAGTAAATTAATATGGCAGTACATTCAATAACTGTAAAAGAATTAATAAGTCGAGTAAGACTTGTATTCCCAGATGCTCCTGAAGCTTATATTATGAATTTAATTAATGATGCTTTAGTAGAAATAGGAATGTTTAAAACAAAAGTTGTTCACGCTAAGATAAGTACAGTTGCAGACAAAATGTATTATAGTTTAGCAGATGGAGCTCAAGACTCAAGTAACAATAAGCTAGAAGCTAATCATATATTAAGAGTTTATTTAATGGATAATGAAGGTGACTATATACAGATACCTAGGCTACTTGATAAGAATTTATTATTAGCTGACGCAACAAGTGAAGATAACGTAAACGCACCGGATTAATTATGGCAAGCAATATTAAATACCCAGAAAATGATGCAATGTATTTTATAGAAGGAGATGCATTAGCGTTAGTAACTAAAGTAGATTCATCTGGTAGCGGAAGAACTACAGCGAGAAAACAATTTAAAGCGATAGCAGAGTCTGTAACTGATGGTATATTACTACATTACTACGCAGAGCCAAATAGTGTAACTGCCATAACAGATAGTTTAGATATAGATAATGCACTTGAGCTTTCTGTAGTAGACTATGTTAAGAAATGTTTATACATGGATAAGGCTGGTAAAACAGCAGACCCTAATGTTATGCAAGCGTCAATGGCTATGGCGACTAAGCATGAAAGAAATTTTAAAGAAGCTATACAGAGGTATGGTGTCCGCAAAAAGGATAAGACTGGTGGCTCAAGAGTCGTCAAAGTACCGAATTTAGTTTAACCAATATAGAGGCTTTTAAAGCGGTGGTGGAGGAATATAGGATAAACAATGTCAGACATAAATAAGTTTACAACAAAAGAAGTTCTTAACAAAGTTCTTCTAGACTCTTCAGGTAATGCAGTCAATGCATTTTCTCATACAACACAAGAAGCCTTAAATGCGGCTTTAGACGATGACAACAGCAGATTAAACGTAAACCTTGTAGGTGGTACTATAGGGGGTGACGTAACTATTAATGGTGACTTAACTGTTAATGGTGATGGTGTAGGAGCTTACGATGAAATAATAAGTGGAGGGTTAGTAATAAATGTAACAGATGGTCAAAATGTAAAAGGTTTGCATATTACTCAACTTGATGCTGGTGAATGGACTTCTATGATGGAAGCAGTAGCTTATGGATTATTAATTAGGTCTACTGCAAATGACACTACTCCAGCTTTTAAAGTTCAAGGTAATGGCACGTCTAATGAAGTTTTATCTGCATTGTCAAATGGCAATGTAGGTATAGGAACTGCGAGTCCAGACCATAATTTAGACATTGTATCTTCAGGTAATGCAGAATTTGAACTTACAAGAACAAGTGGTGCTAGTATATTTATGCAATCACAATCCGCAAAAGGCTTAATAGGAACATCAAGTAATCATAGTTTAAACTTTCTTACTAATGGTGGCACTAGATTAACAATAGATACTTCAGGAAATTTAACTGTAAGTAGTGGCTCTGCAATTCAGTTTGGAGATAGTTCTTATAAAATAATTGGTTCTACTGTTGGTAACTATTTAAGATTTTTTACAGAATCAACTCAAGCATTACAAATTGATGACTCACAAAAAGCCACATTTGCTGGTAACGTAAAAATAACTAAGGCTGAATCATCTGCTAGTGAGTTTATAAGTGCATTAGAAATCAATAGAGATTATGGCAGTGCAACAGCAACAGACTTACTGACTGGAATGATTTTTACAGATGATAATTCTGTACAGGCTGGAATATTTACTAATAGATATAATTCTGCTGGTAATTACAATAGTAGACTTCAGTTTTATGTAAACAGTAGCTCATCGAGTATGACACCAGCTACTGCTTTAGGTGACCCAGCACTAATAATTAATGAGAGCAAAAACGCCACATTTGCTGGTAGAGTAGCAATATCATCAGCTTTTACTGCTGGTGAATTATTAGGAGTAAAAGGCTCTGTTGGTTCTGATTGGGGAGCTAGAATTGAAAACACATCTTCAACTGGTGCTGGGGCTTTAATTAAAAGTGCGACTACAAATGCTGGTGTACAATTATTTCAAGTGCGAAGTGGTTCTGAAAATGCTTTTACAATTATGGGAGACAAAAACACCACATTTGCTGGTTCGGTAAAAATACAAGCATCAAGCATTGGAACTGCCGATACAAACTCCAATGATTTGGTTATTGAAGGTAGTGCAAATAGAGGTATGTCAATCCTCGCTGGAGACACTCACTACGCCAGTATTATGTTTGGAGATGCTGGGAATCCTAATGCTGGAAGAATAAGGTATTTAAATACTGACAACACTATGAGATTTGTTACCAATGATAATGATAGGTTTATTATAGATGGCAACTCCCGAATCTCACTAAGTAATAATGATAGTGGTACATCTAATACAGTCTTTGGAAAGTTGGCTGGTGCAAGTATAGATGCTGGAAGTAATTACAATACATTTATTGGTGAGAATGTAGCAGATGCAAGTTTAGATGATGCTATATATAATAGTGCAGTTGGATATAGTACGCTAAGTGCCTTGACGTCAGGTGACTACAACACGGCAATCGGTTCAAGGGCTTTATTACAAGTAAATAGTGGCTCTCAAAATACTGCACTTGGTTATTATTCAGGATATGGAATTACAACTGGAAATAACAATGTTCACATTGGTGCTTTAGCTGGTGAAGGTAATACTGGAGCGAGTTATTTAGTAGGTATTGGAGACGATACTTTTAGAGTTGGAGGTGTCACTTCAGGTGCAAATGGAGCAGTAGCAGTTGGTTACCAAGCACTTAGAAAATTGACTTCAGGTGGTAAAAATGTAGCAGTTGGATATTTAGCTGGTTCACAGATTACAACTGGAGATTCTAATATTGCTCTTGGTCACCAAGCTATGGATGAAATAATAAGTGGTGATAGGAATATAGCTATTGGTCATAATGCGATAGGTAACGCTCAAGGTGGTGCTACTTCTGGCGATTCAAAAGATAACATCGCAATAGGCTTTCAATCTCAAGGTGGTGCATGGGCAGACGCTGAATGTCTTAAAAATACTTCTATAGGAAGTTATTCTCTTGATGGTGCTTTAAATGGGGCATTACAAAATACTGCATTAGGATATGCTAGTTTAGGTGCAGTTACTCAAGGAGATAACAACGTAGCAGTTGGTATGGAAGCTGGTGATAATATTACAACTGGAACTAAAAATGTAACTATTGGACAACAAGCAAGAACAAGTGCAGTTGGGGCAACAAACCAAATAGTAATTGGTGCTACTGCAACTGGTGCAGGAGACAATTCAGTCGTTCTCGGTAATTCAGATGTAACTGCTGTCCTATGTGCATCAGATGGGGAAGCTCAAGTTTATGCAAGTGCAATTAGGTTTCCAGCGACACAAGTTGCAAATAGTAACGCTAATGCTTTAGATGATTACGAGGAAGGACTACACACTCCAACGATAGTTGGTTCAAGTTCAGGGAACTATGTGCTAAATACTTCTTTTGACAATCTTTCTTACACAAAAATAGGTAGACAAGTAACTTTGACTGGTGAAATTAGAATTGCATCAGATAATAGTACGTCAGGGGAATTAAGATTTTCATTACCATTTGCTACAGCGGACTTAACAGAAACTGCTAATGTAGCAGTAAGCACAAACGTTCACCTATCTGCTCATGGTAATGCGGATATAGATGACAATAAACTACTTATTTATATTACAGAAGGTAGTTCATTTTTTAGAATAGCTCATATAGCAGATGACGATACATTTACTTGGATAACTCATACTAGTGTTGACGGTGCATGGAATGTAACATTAACTCTTACATATTTTACATCTTAATTGGATAATTAATAAGGAACAATAGACGATTACGAAATTCGAGGCGAGTTTAAAACAATTCAAAAACGAACAAAAATATCAATAATGGAAGATGGTGCAGAAATCTCATACAAATATCATAGAACATCATTTATGTGCGATGCTGATGTAAGTGCAGAGTCCGATGAACTAAAGGCACTAGCTGGTGCTTTATGGACAGATGAGATAAAAGCATCATACGAAGCAAGTAAAGTTTAATTAACAAGGAGTCAATAATGGCAAAAAAAGAAAAGAAGCCAGTCCTGAATCTTGATGACAAAGAATACGTTATTGAGGATATGACTGATGAGCAAAAGATGATGGTGAATCATATTAACGACATTCAGAATAAGCAGAATAGTAATCAGTTTATTGCTGACCAGTTATCTGTAGGTAAGGAAGCGTTCATCAATATGCTTAGAGAATCATTAGCTAAACCTGAAGAGGTAGAAGTAGCTTAATGTTGATTCGAAGGTGTGCTCAGGGTCATGATATTAAGGTATACAGGAATACTACTC